CACAGTTAACGACCCAAGAGAATTACAACCGTGGCATCGAGGCTAACAAGGCGATGAACGCTGAGTTGGTCGAGGGTGTCACTACAGATCCGCAGCTGAACCGTGTACAGAAGGGACGTCTGATTACGTCTCTGGATGTCCTAGCGAACAACCTAGGTTCAGACCCAGTAGCAGCTGCCCAGGAACAAGTGCAGAAGCTCGAAGAGGCTGGTGTGCCTCAGGAAGCCATTGACACGTATATACAACCGTATGTGGACCGTGTGGTACGTCAGCAATCACGTGATGTACCCCCACGTATGGCTATGGCACCCCAGGAAGATGCCCCCGCCGTCAACTCTAAGAAACCACAGGCCCCACGCCTAGCACCAGAGCAGATCCCTACGCAGACACGTAAGGCCTACAAATTAATGAAGGTGCAGAAGTCTCGCCCTGGCGAGGTCCTACCCCTATTTGCAAAGAGTGGTGGAGACAAAGGATCACCCAGTGGTTATACATTTGGCGAATGGTTTGGCGCTGAGGTTCAGCGTCCTAAATTAGGCGACGGGCTTCTAGCTATGCGCCCAGGTATCCATGCAGTCAATCTACCCGTGTTTGACCAGGGTAAAGCCAAGGTAAGCGGTGCACAGCGTGTATGGGTCGAAGTAGAGATCCCTGCTATCACAGAGCAAACACAGGCAGAAAGTGACAATTCACCTATCCTACCAAATGGTAGCCGCTCAGGTGTCACAGAGCGTCTAATAGGTCCAAACGAAAGCTACGACTACAAGACTAACGCTAATGCGTCTAACGATGCTGGTGGTTGGCCTATTACAGGGTCTATGAAGGCAGTGCGTATTGTACCTGATGCAGAGATTGCACAGATCTTACGTGACAACGGTCTCGATCACCAGGTCGATAACTCATTCTCAGACGTAGACGAAGCAAAAGCCCAACAGCTGATGCAACCAGCGACGCCTGTACGTTTGGCTATGGAGCCTGAGAGCGACCCGCAGCCAATCCCACGCGGTGAGACAACAAACATCCAGATGCCTAACCAACTTGGGTCAGCATTTGAGTTTGCAAAAGGCTCTAACTTTGCAAAGGGTCGTGACTTCAAATTGGCACTCCAAGAGAAGGCACTTGCGGCACAACGTGAGGAAGGTATTGACCTATCTGAGTTGTCAGATGAGAACATCAATCGTCTGGCTGACTATGTAGTTGCAGACGCTTTGGTTGCACTCCAGGACAACGCAAACGCCATCGGATGGTATGACCGTACTGTGTCAGATGCCCTGGCGTCTCTTGCTAAGATCTACCCAGAGATCCAGACTAACCCAGCCAACAGGCTACAGTTCATCTGGGCTTTGGCGGTGACATCTAATGGTACGAAGGTCGACAAGAACTTCGAACTGGCAGCTGATGCATATGACCACCTACAGCGCACTGGTCGTTTCCCTACCAACATCGGTATCGGTGAAGCAGCCCGTGCAATCAATGGTGGTCTACAGCAATACCACACAATGCTCGACAAGTTTGATGGCGATCATGCGCGTCTAGAAGAGTTTATGAACTCCCAAGTGCCTGTGAAGCAGATCGAACAAGAGTATGGCGTACAGATCAGTGGTGAAGGTAAGAATACTCTAGTACGCGGTGCATCTATCCTAGGCCCAAAGATCGGCAACGGTTTCTTTAGTAACCTGTATGGTAACTTCGATGCCTTGACGATGGACCGCTGGTTGATGCGTTCAGTTGGTCGACACCGTGGCACACTGATCGATATTAACATGCCTATGGTTAAGAAGAAGACAGGTGAGATCAAAACACTATTGAAAGATGCGTCACCTGAAACAATGAAGGCATTACGTCAGATCTTCAAACCAACAGGCGTGAAGATTGGTAAGAACCTAAGCACAGAGGATATCTATCGTCTGGCTGTTCGTATTGCCAAGGAATCGACATCGAAACCCTGGCGCGAAGGTTTGAACGGAGTGTCAGCTGACTTGCGTAAAGCAGGGAATGCCCTGGCTAAATACCTGGATGGTCAGGTGGAAGCTCCAGCTGGTGCAAAAGAGCGTGATTTCATTCGAGCGGTCTTTACTCAGGCACTAGGACGTCTCAACACTGAGCCATCAGTTACACGTCGTTCTAACCGAGGTCTGACAATGAGTGACTTGCAAGCTCTCTTGTGGTATCCTGAGAAGCGACTATATGATACAGCAAAGGCCAAAGAAGGCGAAGAAAGTAGAGGATACGCAGATGACGAAGCGCCAGACTACGCAAACGCAGCGCGTAAACTTGCCGAAAGACGTCAAGCAAATGCTGACGGAAATCGACTGGGATCTCCTGGACCAGATGGACCTGGAGGAGGAGCCGCAAGCGGTCCCAATGCAAGACCAGCAATCGCCCCAGTTCAAGACAATGTCGCAGGAGTCTTATCGCAACGTATCCAGGGTGGATCCCCCGCTCGGTCTCCTGTCCCAAGTACCCAAGAGGTAAAACAGGCAGCTGAACCTGTGCGTCAGGCTCTATCGGTTGGTTTACCAGGCGGTGAGTTTGAGAATGGTATCAAAGACATCAATCAAGTTCGTAAATTAGCGGATGCAATTGGCGTCGCGTTAAAGATGACTGATGATCGAGCAGAGGTTCTAAAAGTAGCTGGATATGATCCTAGTGAAGGTATCGATGGGCGTGTATTAGGTGTCTTTAAACCTGCTACACAGACTGCAATTGCAATGAACCCTAGCGAAGAATTATCTGAGTTTGATTCATACATCGTTGCACTGCACGAAGTAGCCCACGGTCTAGGTGACATGGCAAACGACGGTTTCAATGGCATCTATGGTGAATTTAACTTTAAAAACCCTATGACTGAGATACCTGACAAGGTACGTCAGGGGTCATTTGATTACCATGTTGGCGAGATGCTGATCATGTACAAACTTGGATTGCACAGTCAGAAGGGCAAGAAAGCCCAGAATGAGCGCAAGAAGATTGTTACCGAGATGCGTAAGTTGCAAGACAAGGGTAAGTATGATGGTGGTACGGACGTGAGATACACTGGTGGTGCTAAGACACTTGACCGTCAGCGTAGAGATACACCGTACTACAAGTACATCAGAAACGCTTCAGAGTTTGCTGTGGATCCTCTGATCTTCTACATGCACAACCCAAAACGCATGAAAGAAGAGTTCCCAGCAACCGCTAAGATGATCCGAGACTTCTTTAAGAACTCAGGCAAGATTAACTTCTATAGTCACCCTCTAGCAATGGCTGTCGCCGTTGTCCTGGCATCGATGCTGAAAGCAGAACAGGAAGAGGAACAGAAGAAGCAAATGCCACCAGGCGCATTGAACCAACCAATGATGCCTGGAGCACTGTCTGCATAAGACCCCCAAGGAGAGCGAAATGTTAAAGACTGCATTGGACCTAGTTCCAATCCTAGAGGCTATTGATGTCGTCAAGTCATCAAAGCTCCTAACCAAAGCACAACAGGACACTGTGTTGCGTGAGATAGCGACAGCCATCCCAGCACCAGTGTTCTGCAAGCAATGTCCAGAGACACTGTCTATCATAAACAGCCTAGTGGAGACGACAGATGGGTCACCCGCCAAACGAGCCTCGAAAGAAGCAACCCCCGAAGCCAAAAGTAATGCCAGGTCGAGCAAGGCCAAAGGAAAAGAACCCTCTGTGGTTAATTCATCAGACACCCGAGGGACGCGCCAAGTTCAAAGCAATGATGGAAAAGCGAAAGAACAAGGGGGGAAGGCCGCTGGGCGTACCAGACGGTTACAGTAAGGAAACTATCAAACCCATTGTCGACAAGGCAAAAGAGGACGCCAAAAGGGCGGTAAGTATCATGAAGAAAGAGTATGACATCGAAGACCCACGCGCAGAGGAAGCACTCGAAACCGCAGTGGAGATCATGCGTACACCAGTACACAACCGTGATCGTCTTCAAGCAGCCAAATTGATCCTGGACTTCACCAAGGTCAAACCTGTCGCCAAGTCTGAGATCACTGTCGGTAAAGCTGAGGAGTTCCTAAGCTCTCTGCTAGATACCAATGACGGTGACGAAGCAGACTAAGCCGACGATGGCTACCAAGGAGCAGCTGGCTGAGGTCCGTAAGCGACTGTATACCGACTTTAGCTTCTACGCGAAGGGCGCCCTGAAGATCCGCACCAAAGCTGGTGACATTGCGCCCCTCAAATTGAAACCAGCCCAGAAGATCCTCAACGACGCTGTCACTAAGCAACTAGAGACAGAAGGCAAAGTCAGAGTGATCATTCTGAAGGCTCGACAACAGGGCCTGTCTACCTATGTGGGCGGCTATCTTTACTTCAGTGTATCCCAGCGCAAAGCTGCAAAGGCACTGGTGATTACTCACCACAGTGACTCGACACGTGCTCTGTTTGATATGACCAAGCGCTACCATGAGAACTGCCCTGAGATCCTGAAGCCACACACAAAGTATTCATCCCGCCGCGAACTGTCTTTCGATGTACTCGATAGTTCCTATGTCGTTGCGACAGCTGGTGGTGAAGCTATTGGTCGGGGTGAAACCCTGACACACGTTCATGCGTCGGAGCTTGCGTTTTGGTCAAAGACCACCGCTGCCGACAACTGGAACTCGCTGACCCAAGCTGTCCCCAATACTAAAGGCACCGCTATATTTGTCGAGAGTACAGCCAATGGTGTCAGCGGGATCTTCTATGATCTCTGGAAGGGTGCAGTCGAGGGAACAAACGGCTATGTGCCTGTGTTCATCCCTTGGTTTGCAGATCCAGAGTATCGAGAGACGGTCCCTGAGAACTTCGAGCGTACACCTGACGAAGAAGAGCTTGCGTCCAAGTATGACCTAGATGACGAGCAGCTAATGTTCCGTCGTCGTAAGGTCGCACAGAACGGTCTCGACCTGTTCAAACAGGAGTACCCC